GAGGGCTTCTTCAAGCGCAGCCTGATCGAGTCCTGCGTGGTGGGCAGGCCCGACAACCCCATCGTCCTCAACGAGGAGACGGTCGAGTTCTCGGCCTCGCTGGTGGGGGATGATGTGCCCCATGTGATCGCCGTCGACCCGGCCTCGGAGCGTGACCATTTCTCCGTCGTCGTTCTGGCACTCTACTCCGACCACAGGCGTCTGGTCCACTGCTGGACAACCAACCGGAAAAGCCACAAGGAGCGCCTGAAGCGGGGCGTTGTCAAGGAGCAGAACTTCTACGCCTTCTGCGCCCGCAAGCTGCGGGAACTGATGCTGGCCTTCCCGAATGTCGAGGTCCTGGGGATCGACTCGCAGGGCGGCGGCGTGACGGTGGAGGAGTCGCTGCACGACCTGGAGAAGCTGAAGGACGGCGAGATGCCCCTCTGGCGGGAGATCGATCCCGACCCCAAGAAATACAAGGACTCCGACGGCAAGCCAGGCCTGCACATCATCCGCATGATCAACTTTGCGGATGCCCGTTGGATCGTCGACGCCAACCACGGCCTGCGCAAGGATCTGGAGGACAAGGTGCTGCTGCTGCCCGCCTTCGATACCGCCGCGCTGGGCCTCGCCTACGAGGAAGACAAGGCGGCCGGACGCATCGTGCTGGAGGACGGCGAGGAGATTAGCCTGTACGACACGCTGGAGGATGCGGTCGTTGACATCGAGGAACTGAAGGACGAACTGGCCTCGATCGTCCACACGGCGACCGCCGGGGGCCGGGACCGGTGGGATGTGCCGGGGGCCAAGCTGCCCGGCTCCAAGGCTGGCAAGCAGCGCAAGGACCGCTATTCGGCCCTGCTGATGGCCAACGCCATCGCCCGCGACATCCAGCGCACCGAGGCCCCGCAGGAATACCACCCGGTGGGCGGGTTCGCCGCCGACATCAAGGACGCTGACGGGGATTTGTATATCGGACCCTCCTGGTTCGTCGAGGCGACCCGGGGCGACTACGGGGCGGCGGTGGGTCGTGACGGTGTAGAACTAGCAGACCCAACTGCATAGGGAATGCAATCACAATGAGCGACAAGAAGCCCCTGTTCGTCACCGCTGACCAGGCTGACCAGGCCTATCGGGACGGCGAGGTGATCCAGCACCGCACCACCGCTGGCAACACATTCCGCAACATCAGCCAGCCCAATGTGTCGGTGCGGGAGGGTTTCGACCGGCGCGACTACGACTTCTTCCGTCCCGGCGAACAGATCCCGACCAAGGATGTGGACATCATCGGCGCCTGCATGCAGGCCTACGACCGCATCGGCATCGTCCGCAACATCATCGACATGATGAGCGAGTTCGCCTGCCAGGGGATCGACCTAGTCCACCCAAACCCCCGCATCGAGAAGTTCTTCAAGGAGTGGTTCAACAAGGTCAACGGCAAGGAGCGCACCGAGCGCATCCTGAACATGCTGTTCCGGGCGGGGAATGTGGTGGTCAAGCGTTCCACGGCCCGCCTGGCCGACGAGGACGCCGCCGCCCTGCAAAAAGGCAAGGCCGCCGATGTCAGGCCCGACATCGCCAAGGCCCCCGACCCCATGGAAATCCCGTGGGAATACACGATCTTCAACCCGCTTTCCGTCGACGTCTTCGGCCAGGAGTTGGCCCCGTTCCTCGGCACCAAGTATTTCCGCTACGGGGTGCGCGTCAGCGAGATCGTCAGCAAGAAGATCAAGAAGCCCGAGGTCACCATCGAGAAGCAGATGCTGACCAAGCTGCCCCGGGAGGTGCTGAACCTGGCCCGCCAGGGTGGCAAGCTGATCCCGTTGCCGCCGGAGAAGACCGTCGCCATCTACTACAAGCGGGATGACTGGCAGGTCTGGGCGCGCCCCATGACCTACGCCATCCTCGAAGACCTGATCATGCTTCGCAAGATGAAGCTGGCCGATCTGGCTGCGCTGGACGGCGCGGTTTCCTATATCCGTCTGTGGAAGCTGGGGTCGCTCGACCACCGCATCCTGCCGACCGAAGCGGCGATCGCCCGCCTGGCCGACATGCTGATGAACAATGTCGGCGGCGGCTCCATCGACCTGATCTGGGGGCCGGAACTCCAGCTCCAGGAGACCTCGACCGACATCTCCAAGTTCTTGGGCGAGGAGAAGTACCGCCCGATCCTGAACAACATCTTCGCCGGACTGGGCATCCCCCCGGGACTGACGGGCCTGCCCGCCCCCGGCGGCTTCGGCAACAACTTCATCAGCCTGCAAACGCTGGTGGAGCGGCTCCAGTACGGGCGCGACCTGCTGATCCGCTTCTGGTCCAACGAGATCCGCATCGTGCAGCAGGCGATGGGTTTCCGCTTGCCCGCCCAGGTGGTCTTCGACCAGCAGACCCTGACCGACGAGGCGGCCCAGCAGCGGCTACTGATCGACCTCGCCGACCGCGGCCTGATCTCCGACGAGGCCCTCCAGGAGCGGTTCGGCCTGATCCCCGAGATCGAACGGGTCCGCACCCGCCGCGAGGCCCGCATGCGCGCCAACGACAACCTGCCCCCGAAGGTCGGCCCGTTCACCTCCGACACCAAGGAGGCGGTCAAGAAGATCTTCGCCCAGAATGGCCGGATGACCCCCGAGGATTTCGGCATCGAGGCCACCGGCAGCCCGCCCGTCCAGCCCGGACAGAACCCGTTCGCCGACGAGCCGAAGGGTCAGCCCGGACAGGGGCGCCCGCCCGGATCGACCGACACCCAGCCCCGCCAGCGCCGGGAGGTCAAGCCCGAGAAGCCCGTCCAGGCCGAGCACGCCGCCGCCTTCGTCTGGGCCGATTCCGCCCACCGCCAGGTCTGCGAGTTGACCCAGCCCGCCTACCTGAAGAGCATCGGCAAGAAGAATCTGCGGGAGGCTTCCGCCGAGGAGATCGAGGCGCTGGAGGAGTTCCGCTTCGCCGTGCTGTGCCAGTTCGCTGTCGGCGAGGAGATCACCAAGGAGAAGCTGCGGGAGGTGCTGGCGAAGCCGATCACCGTGCCCGCCCCCGTCCAGGAGCTGCACCGGCAGACCCTCGCCCGCTTCGTCGCCGCCAAGGGATCGACCCCGTCCGCCGAGGAACGCCGCCGCATCGAGGCGTCTGTCTACGCGGTCTATTCGGTCATCTGACCCCCCTCCCCGGTGTAAAAACCCGAGGAGGCACACCACACCATGGAAATCGTCGTTTATAAAGCGGAGCAGGAAGCCGGTCTGGAATCCCAGATCCGCGCCAACGCCTCCGTCGCATGGCAGTCCGATGTCCAGCTGTGCGAGGCCTTCGACCTCGGCGGGGCCAAAGCCAGCCTCCTGCCCGAGCATGCGGTGGCCGAGAACAAGAACCAGATCGACCTCCACTACTTGCGCACCGTCATGGTCAGCTCGGCGTGGAACCTGAACGACGACGTCTTCACCCCCGAGGAGATGTGGTTGGCGCGGGCGACCCCCGAGGACAAGCCGTTCAACTACATGCACGAGCAGTCCGACATCATCGGCCACATCACCAACGCCGTCGCCGTCGACGAGTCGATGCGCCCGATCCCGGAGGACACCCCCTCCGACAAGCTGCCCGAACACTACCACATCGTCACCAACGCCGTCCTCTACAAGTTCTGGGAAAAGCCCGAACTGCAAGAGCGGATGAACAGGCTCATCGCCGAGATCGCCGACAACAGGTGGTTCGTGTCGATGGAGGCCCTGTTTTACGGCTTCGACTACGCGCTCAAGACAGCCAAGGGCTGGCAGATCATCGAGCGCAACGACAAGACGGCTTTCCTCACCAAGCACCTGCGCGCCTACGGGGGCAAGGGCGAATTCGAGGGTAAAAAGCTAGGCCGCGTGTTGCGGCGGATCGTGTTCTCCGGGAAGGGACTCGTCAGCAAGCCCGCCAACCCGGAAAGCGTAATCCTTGAGGCCAGCAAGGCTTCGGGGTATGAACTTCCCAGAGAGGAGACTCACACCATGAGCGCAGAGATCGAGACCATCCAGGCCGAAGCCGCCGAAGCGAAGGCCAAGAGCGAGAAGCTGGAGGCCGAACTGGCCGCCGCCAACGAGAAGCTGGCCCAGGTCGAGGCCGAGAAGCGCCTCGCCCGCCTGACCGCTTCCGTCGCCGACAAGCTGGAAGCAGACGCCGCCCAGGCCCTGGCGATCGCCACCGCCCTGTCCGGCCTGACCGACGAGGCCTTTGAGGCCGCTGTCGCCAGCGCCAACGAATACATGGCCGCCAAGCTGGCCGCCTACAAGGGCCAGGCCGACAAGGCCAAGGCAGCCGAAGACCTGACCGCCACCGTCGAGGCCCTCAAGGCCCAGGTGGAGGAACTGAAGAAGATCGCCGCCGAAATCACGCCCGCCCCCAAGGGTCTCGGCGAAGCCAACCCGCCCAAGCCCGCGCCTGTGATGTCCATCCCGATGGACAAGGGTGCGGTCCCCCCGGAAGCCGCCCCCGTGGTGGCGACCGTTCTTGAAAACGTGATCCCGAGCGATGAGCCGGCCCTCGCTGGGACCGTGGCCAACCAAAGTGTCAACAAGGTGGCCGCTCAGATCGCTGCGTTCTTTGGCGCAGATGACGCTGAGACCAAGATCGAAGCCGAGTAATTTTCTCACCCACAAGGAGACGAGAGAGATGGCCCTTAAACCTGATCGTCACATTCTGGAGACCGACATCTCCCTCGTGTGCAATGATGTCCACGAGAAGGGAGCAGTCCTGGTCTACAGCACCGCTGGTAGCGGCACCGCGCTGTACACGCCCGGCGTTGCCAACGTGGCAGCCAACCCCTCCGGCAAGGTGCCCGCAGGCGTCAGCCTGGCGGCCTTTGTCAACATCGACCAGACCCGCCAGAAGAGGAACTTCCAGCGCGACGAGCAAGTCGTGGGCGAGAAGGCTCCCCTGCTGAAGAAGGGCTGGATTGTCACCGACATGATCGTGTCCGGCCAGGCCGCCTCGATCGATGCCGGCGTCACCGCCTACCTCGGCGCCAGCGGCAAGCTGACCACCGTGGCCAGCACCAACCCGAAAGTCGGCCAGTTCGCCAACAAGGTGGACGCCGAGGGCTTCGTGAAGGTCTACATCGACCTTCCCGCGGTCTAATCCGGTAACCTCTCAAGGAGATCAATGAAATGAAGAAGCCCAGTGATGAGATGGTTGCCCTGCTCCGGCGTGCTGGCGACCACGGTTTCGAGACTGCCAGCGCGGCCCAGGCCGAACTGGCGAAGGCCCTCACCCTGCCCCTGCGTCAGGGCATCCTGAAGGGTGACATCGTCAGCGGCATCTACCAGCCGATTTACTTCGCGCCCGGTACCGCTGTCGAGTTCCCCCTCGACTTCCTCGCCCCCGGCACCGAGAAGGACTTCGTGGCCTACACGGTTCCTGCCCAGGGTCGGATTCCCGAGAAGCATGTGAGCGGCGACTTCGTGATGGTTCCGACCTACGAAGTGGCTGACTCCATCGACTTCGCCCTGAAGTACGCCCGCGACGCCCGTTGGGACATCGTCGGTCGCTGCATGCAGGTGCTGGAAGCGTCCTTCGTCCGCAAGATGAACGACGACGGCTGGCGCACCATCCTGTCGGCTGGCCACAGCCGCAGCCTGACCGTGTACGACAGCGCCGCCACCCCCGGCCTGTTCACCAAGCGTCTCGTGGCCCTGATGAAGACCATCATGCGCCGCAACGCTGGCGGTAACAGCACCTCGGTGAACCGCGGCCAGCTGTCCGACCTGTACGTCAGCCCCGAGGCCCTGGAAGACATGCGCTCCTGGGACCTCAGCCAGGTTGACGACTTCACCCGTCGGGAGATCATGCTCTCCGGCGAGGGCAACGGCGAGTACGGCCTCACCAAGATCTTCGGTGTCAACCTGCATGACATCGACGAGTTGGGCGTCGGCCAGGACTACCAGTCCTACTTCGTCGACACCCTCGGCGGCACCCTGGACTTCGGCACCGGCAACGACGAGAAGCTGGAGCTGGTGGTCGGCCTCGACCTCACCAAGGACGACTCCTTCGTGATGCCGTGGCGCCAGGAGATTGAGGTGTTCGAGGACCCCACCTTCCATCGCCAGCGTCGCGCCGGCTTCTATGGCTTCGGCGAGTACGGTTTCTCGATCCTCGACAACCGCCGCGTTCTGCTGGGCGCCCTGTAACAACAGGCCCGACAACGGAACCCACGCGAGGGCAGCCGCAAGGCTGCCCTTGCCCTTTATAAGGTGTAAATTCCGGTGGAGGACCGCGCAGAATGAACGCCTACCGGATAGTCACCCGTATCCAGGACCAGGATGACTTTAGCGGCGTACCGCAGTCCGGCCAAGTCGTTTATTTTGATTCCTCCTCCGGCAAGTTTGTTCCCGCCGACCTCCTGCCTCTCATCCCCCCCGTGGGCAGGACCCTTGCTGGCTTAACGGACGTTCAGGTGGTGGCCCCGTCGGGCAATGACGTCCTCATGTACCGCTCTGGCGATCAGAAGTGGATGAACGAACACATTCTTGACGGAGGCAACTGGTAGTCATGGCAAACACGATCAGGATCAAGCGCAGGACTTCGGGTGCGGCTGGTGCGCCGTCCTCGCTCTACAACGCCGAGTTGGCCTTCAACGAGGTTGACAAGGTACTTTATTACGGCTACGGCACGGGCGGGGCGGGCGGCACCTCCGGCTCGGTCATCGCCATTGCCGGCGAGGGAGCCTTCCTGCCGTTGGCGGGTGCTGGCACAGCCACCCTCAGCAAGGCCGTCAACTTCACCGGCACCGTCGACTTCCAGGGGACCACCACCGCCCTGACCGTCACGGCCAACGACAACAGCACGAAGGTCGCCACCACCGCCTGGGTGCGCAACCAGGGTTACATCACCAGCAACCAGACCATCAATGTCTACGGGGACGCCACCGGTTCCGGCACCACCTCCATCACGCTGACGCTAGCCAACTCCGGCGTCACGGCTGGCACCTACACGAAGGTCACCGTCAACAGCAAGGGACTGATCACCTCGGGCACCACGCTGGCCGCCTCCGACATCCCGACCTTGACTGCGTCCAAGATTTCGGACTTCGACACGCAGGTGCGCACCAGCCGTCTCGACCAGATGGCCGCTCCCTCGTCGTCGCTGAGCCTGAACAGCCAGAAGATCACCAGCCTGGCCGATCCGACCAACGCCCAGGACGCCGCCACCAAGAACTATGTGGACTCCACGGCTCAAGGCCTCGACCCCAAGGGTTCCGTCCGCGTCGCCACTCAGTCGAACCTGAACCTGTCATCGCCCGGCTCGACCATCGACGGCATCACGATGGTGTCCGGCGACCGCGTGCTGGTCAAGGCCCAGACAACGGCCTCCGAGAACGGCATCTACATCTACAACGGCTCGGCCACCGCCCTGACCCGCGCCTCCGATGCCAACAGCACCAGCAACCTGACCGCTGGCGCCTTCGTGTTCGTCGAGGAAGGCTCCGATTCCAGCGCCGGTTATGTGTTGCAGAAGCCTGCCGGCTCCTATGTGCTGGGCACGAGCAGCCTGACCTTCGTCCAGTTCAGCGGCACCGGCCAGATCACGGCTGGCGCCGGTTTGACCAAGACCGGGAACAGCATCGATGTGG